GAATCAAAGAGAGATGTAGATGTCAGACTTTGAACTTGCCGTTATGGTATTGATGGTAGTTCTTGTTATACTGAATAATTAGAGGTCAGAAATGATTACATTTAAAGATTTTTTAGAGTTCGATGATGAATTATCTGAAGATTTGAGAAATTGGTTCAAGTCTGATTGGGTCAATATTGCAAAAAAGAATCCAGATGGTTCACATCCACCATGCGGAACTAGTGGTGATAAACGTGGTTATGCTAAATGTGTTCCGAAAGCAGTTGCAGATCGAATGACCGATAAGGAAAAGGAATCTGCGGTACGCAGGAAAAGAGAAGCACAAAATAAAGCAGAACGTGGTGGAAAAGATTCTGCTGGTCAAGGAAAGAAACCTATCAATGTTAGTACCTACACTAAACGAAGTGGAAAGAAAAGTGGTACTGGGAAGGGTAGTTAAATGTTACAAGAAAAAAATGTTCCGACTGATCCTAAAAAATGGGCAAAATGGATAGCACAGGCAAAAAAGAAATTTGATGTATATCCATCTGCCTATGCTAATGGTTGGGCGGCAAAAATGTATAAACAAGATGGTGGGGGATGGAAAACCATGAAAGAATCAATAATGGAAAGATATGTACAAGCAATTGACCAACTCGAAGAAGGTAGTCGTTCATCACAGGGTACACTATTTCAGGCAATTGGTATGATAGATAATAGTCGATATATCAAAAAGGGTAGTGTTGTTGGTAATAATAAGACCAATTCTATTTCATTCAAAATGAATGATGGTACTGATATAACTATCAATAACGTTGTTTACAAGAAGGATAAAAGAAGATTCTGCTATGATGAAATATTGGGTGTCGAAGATGATTTCAATAGAACTTCTGATATAATAAATACTTTAGCAGAAATTGGTATAGACTTCAATACAGACGAGAAATATTAAAAATGAAATCGTTCAGGAACTTCATCACCGAAAATAGAAATTTGGCATTACAAATTTCAGATGTTATATATAGATTTACCAGTGGTCTTCTTTTCGGTGATGATAGAGTTCAGTGTCATGAATCTGTCAAAAAAGTTAAAGAAGAAGGTCAGGAATTACAGGTTGGTAACTTTAGATTTTACGGAATTCTAAGTTTTATAGAGTGGGATGAGTCAAAATGGGATTTGTTTGAAAAGGTTGTAAAATCTGATACATCATGGAAAAAAATAAACATCAAAGAATTTCAGAATTTGGTTATGGACATTTCGGATGGGTCGGTAAATGGGCATAGTTTTATAAAGGTATTTGATTATTATATTGACCCGTATTTTAATTCTGCTGGTTTAAGTTTTCAAGAAATACAAAAATCTTGTAAATGGTTTGCAAAGATTTACAAGAAAATGGGGATAATATGAAATCGTTTAAGCAATTCATTACAGAAGCAGTTGGACAAAAGGAACTGAAAGACATGGTTTTTATACCTTTCAGTAGAACTGATGCCAGTTCAGATAATGTTAGTTTTATGCGACAATTGGTAATGCCAATGTCTAAAAAGATGTCTCAACGTCTTTTTGGTGAAAGAAATCGAGTTAAAGCGGCACATATCACTGATAAAGGTTATGTAGATGAATTGGTTAAAATGCAGGGAACTCAAAAATCATTGGCATGTATGACCAATCCATCTGACCCAAAAATATGGAGAGATGGTGTTGCAACGGGTGGTGGTATTGTTTTTATTGTTGAAGGTTATCCTACACTTATTGCTAATATTGACTTATATAGCAGATTAGACCAACAAGGTAGACGTTTTATACCTTTGTCGAGTTTATTTCCACTTGACAGGGGTGAGTTTACATATCCACCTGAGCATGACAAGTTAATGAAGCAATTACGAAGTACAATATTCAGACAGATTAAAGGCGCACAAAGTAATATTCTTTTCAACTTGGTTTCTAGCAAATTGGTGAAGGATAATTCCGAATTGGTGAATCATATAATAAAAAGTGGATTTCATAATATCCCACAACTGAAAATCAAGGAATGGGGTGATTGGTTGGGTGTTGATAAAAAACTCTATGGTAAGATCATGTCATTTTGTATTAAGATGTGGTTCGATGAAATGGAGAAAATATGGAAATCCAACTACAGAAAAATGGAATATATTTTCGATCCAGAAATGATGTCAGAACGAAGGATGGGTTGGGATGAAATCAATTTGGTTGATATAAAATTGCTCAAGTGTTATGTTATATCTGAAACTGCTGGTGATTTATGGGGTGATTTTGGAGTGGAAGATGACGATATTTGGAATGATGGTGAAGAAGTTGATACAGGTGGAGTTCCAATTGCTGGATATTTGGAAATTGATATGTCTCATGATGAATATTCTGAAAAAGGTTGGAAGGCAGTTCGAGATATACAACAGGAGATACGTCAATGAAATCGTTCAAGCAATTTATTACCGAAGGTACTGCTTCCGAAATTAAGGAATTGATTTTTGTAGATAGTGAGTATGAGTATCCAATTCCATTTTCACAACCAATGTGGGAACGTATAACCAATTTCAAAAGTGAAGGTTATGGAATGCACGTTACCGATATGGAAGATGTCATAAAACTTGCTAAGATACAGGGTAAGAAAAATCAAATTTCTACCATGACTGATATGAGAGATTCCGAGAGTAGTTTTGCTCAGGGTGGTGGAATTTTAACTGAAGGTGGAATTTTTTGTGTACTGAAAGGCACAATTGTGATGGACATGGGTGAAGACTTTTCTACACAAAGAGATAGTCAAGGACGAAGATGGTTGACTTCTGGTCAATTATACCAAAGGCATTGGCATGATGAAGTTTTCGAGGGTTGGAAGGATTTTGTTGATGAAATTGGGCAAATGCGTCAAGAAGGGTATAAGGCAATAATCGAAGCACAAAACGATAACCCCGAAATGCAAAAGGAATATGGTGTTACATCAGATGACCCAAAATGGTACTGGAGAAGTGATGAGATTCGAGATTGGTCGGAAATATCAACATATGGTACTGGTAAAGAAAAAGCAGGGGCAATCAAGTGGTATATGGATGGAATCGAGGAGATTCTTAAGAACAAAAAATATCTGGAACAGATACAGAAAATGTTGAGAATGGGTAAGGGGAGACAAGGCAACAAACAACAACAATGGGATGAAGTGGTTCTATCTGAAATCAAAATTATAAAGGTTATTTTCCATCCAACAAAGGTACATTCCAAAACGGGCCCGTTTAGTGGTGAAGTAGGAAATCCAGATGATTTGATAGCAAATCTTAAAAAGTCTGGTTATAGGGGCCCAGTAGTCAAGATGGGAGATAAGGGTGGATTCTTGCGTGAGGAAATGCAACAGATCAAGCAACTAAATGGTAGAATACTGCTAAATAAAACAATGGGCAAGAATTTCCCAACAAAATATAAGGTGTAAGATATGAAATCATTTAAGTCATTTTTAGCAGAACGTAGACGGATGTCATCAGGTGTCAAGTCTATGTTGAATCGACAGATGAAACCGTATGAATTTTGGTTGCATCCTAAGTTTATGAGTCCGTTTCCCATAACTAAACCAATGATGAAAAAATTGGAAAGTGTGAATGAAGGTGTTTCGGCATTTCATATTACGGATATTGATGCTCTTAAAAATCTGTTTGATTTAGAAGGTAGTGCTAAACAAATATCTACCGTAACTCAGATTGTGAGTGCTGAAGATGGCATGGAAATGATAGAAAAGGGTATAGAAACTGCTGGTGGTGTTGTGGTCGAACTAACAGGTGATGTCATATTTCCAGTGAATTTTGATGTCTTTAGTGAGATTGATAGTCAGGGTCGTAGATGGATTGATATAGGTGAGTTGACCCACATAATGCAAGATTCTGGTGTTGGTGGTTGGTATAGAGAGTATTCACTGTATGTTGCTGATTTGTCGGACAGATTCTACAAGAAACACAAAAGAGAAATAGAAGAAGTTTATGATGCATTTTATGGGGATCAGGAAGATCGTGGAGTACTTCTTGCGGATATGTATAAAAATGCACTACCACAAATGAAAAGTTTTACATGGGCATCTCGTTTATTTTGGGCAGGGTCTTTTGGCAAAACCATTAAACTCGGTTTGAATTTCAGAATAGGTGAGGAAGTGAATCGAGAAAAGGGGATTATAGATAAGATAGAATCTACTGGTGTCAATACCTCTCTAATTCCGAAGATAAAAAGAGGACTGTTCCAACTAACCAAAGGGTTGTTTGATAAAGCAGATGAATGGTTCGTCAACTATATTGATGATTTTCCGCAATTATGGGAATATGAATTGTGGGGTGCAAAATATGACGAGTATGTGATGGACAATTTTAAAATTGATGATGTATATTTCAAGGATTTTGCTGTTGATGACAGAAAATATATCCCAAGAGAAGAAATGATAGAAAAACTCAGTGATTACATGTCTGAGGAAGAAATAATTTCGGGTATTTTATCAGACCAAGAACTCAAACAATACTTTAGCAAGTGGGTAAAATAGATATGAAATCATTTAAGGCATTTTTAGAAGAACGGGCAAGAATGACACCCGAAATCAGGGCATATTTGGGTACGAGAGCAAAACCATATCAATATTGGATGTCAAAGCAGTTTACATTGCCATTTCCCTTGTCTAAGGGTATGATGTCGAGAATGCAGAATGTAACAGAGGATATGTTGGCATTTCATATTACAGATATTGATAAGTTGGATACACTTTATGAGTTACAGGGTAGTGCTAAATCTCTATCTGTTTCAACTTTTGTTAAGAACGAATATTCTGGTATGGAGATGCTACAAGGGGTTGAGACTGCTGGTGGTGTACTAGTTGAAGTTAGGGGTGATATTCTATTTGAAGGAATGATGGATATATTCACTTCACCTGATAATCAGGGTCGTAGATGGATTGATTTGAACCAATTTAGTCGTACATTGATTAACAAGAATAAGCATTATTTTCTTCATAATTGGGATTTGCTCTATCGAAAGACAATTATGGACTACGCAACGGATTTCTACCAGAAAAATAGAAAGGAATTGGAAGAAGTCTATGCCAAATTCTACGAGGACAATCCAGAACGTGGAAAAGACTTGTTGTCTCATGCTGGTAGAAGTTTCGACCATGCCAAGTTGTTTTGGGTAGGTAGTCTAGGGTATATGGTTCGATTGGGAACAGAGAGTTTTTCAAAAGAAGAATCACTCAGAGAAACGGGTATTATAGAAAAAATCCAGATTGCAATGGTTAGTCTCAATCACCCATTAGTGAAAAAGGCAAAGCAAGCATTATTCCGTCTAACCAAAGCATTATTCGATAAGGCAGAGAAGTACTTCACTGATAATTTATTAGACTTCTTTGAAATGGGTCAAGAGACAACGACTTTTGCTTATAATGAATTTGTGATGGATAGATTCACTATTGAAAATGTATTCTTTAGTTCGAGTGTTCCTTTAGAGTCGATTGTAGAACAGATTGGACACCGAATGACCGAAGAAGAAATTATTATACGCACTTGGGATGGAAAGAAGTTTAAAGACTATTTCAAAAACAATTGGACAGGGAAAAAATAATGCTTACCTTTAAAGAGTTTTTAGCAAATAAATGCGATTGTCCTGATTGTCCAGATTGCGATTGCTGTGATTGCGACAATTTACAGGTCGAAGAAGCAGAATATCAAGGTCGTAAGGTTAAATTGAATAAACCTACAGTCGGTGATGTCAAAAAATTCAAGGTTTATGTCAAAAACGAAAAAGGAAACGTGGTCAAGGTCAATTTTGGTGATCCCAACATGGAGATTAAACGAGATGATCCAGCAAGAAGAAAATCATTTCGTGCTAGACACAATTGCGACAATCCTGGCCCAAAATGGAAAGCACGATATTGGTCTTGTTACCAATGGAGAGCAAACGCAAAGGTAGAGAGATAATGAAAAGAGCAGTTTTTACATTCGGAAGATTTAATCCACCAACTATTGGACACGAAAAGTTGATTACAAAGGTCAAAAGTGTAGCAAAAGGTGATTCGTTTTATATCTATCCTAGTTGGACAGAAAATGCCAAGAAAGACCCATTGCCACATAAGGTTAAAGTCGATTGGATGCGTAGAATTTTTCCTAAGTATGCAAGGAATATCGTTTCTGATCCAAATTGTAAGACTGCAATTCATGTCCTAACAAAGTTATCTGATTTTGATGTTGTGGTTATGGTAGTTGGTTCTGATAGGGTCAATGATTTTCAGAAGTTGTTAGATAAATATAATGGGGTAGAAAGTACTCATGGATTTTACGAATTTGATAAAATCGAAGTTGTCAGTGCTGGTGAACGTGATCCAGATGCACAAGGTGTTGAGGGGATGTCAGCATCAAAAATGCGTTTATCCGCAACCAATAACGATTTTGATTCTTTCAAAATGGGTGTTCCTAATGCCATTTCTGATGATGAAAAACAGGATTTATTCAACGATGTTAAAAAATACATGAAGGTTAGTGAGAGTTATATCATAGAAAGACCACTCACATCAAAAGAAGAATCTAAGAAAGAAGAAATAGTCAAAGCACTCAAACGAGAATATCCAGATTGGGAAATCAATAAAAAGGTACGGAATAAAATATATGCAATTGCTACTGCACAAGCAAAGAAATTGCGAGAGGGTCATATGTTAAAAACATACAATGAGATAAAGGGTTGGTTAGATAAGACAATTATCACAGAAGAATCTATAAAAAATTTGCCAGCAAATTTAAAACAAGAAGCAAGAAAATTGATGCGTCAAGCAGTCAATTTAGGTGGTATTGTTTATTTATGGACTGAAGCACAAGAATTAGCATATGCCGAAGATCAAAAAGACTTCGATTCGTGGCCGGGTGAGGAAGCACTAGAAGACGGTTCTGTTGAGATAATTTATCGAAACGATGCATAGTCATTTGAGACTCAGAAAAAAGTTACGAGACAACCGCAAGATTAAAGCAATTGCAAGAGGAAAAAGAAATGAACGACAAACTAAAATCAGACGAAAGAATGGTCGATGTGGTTCGAGGTCTGTTGTCGGGTACGGCATTGGATGAAAACGAACCAAAAGAAAAAGAAGAGCAACAACCATCTGGTCGTGGAGTCTTTAAAGGTGATGGTATAGATGGACGTACAAAAGGATTCAAAGCAACTGTTGCTAGAATCAATTCTAAAGCAAAAATAGAAAATAAAAAATAGGAGAAAGAATCATGGCACTATGGGGATCAACAGACACAACAGCAAATAAACCGAAATATGACAATGGTTCAGATGTTTTCGGTATCACAGCAGGGGAAGTCGGTGCAACTACTGGAGATAATGTGGTTGCTATTTCATTGACAAGTGGTGGAACTGGTTATGCCAATTCTGGTGCTTTAGTTATCACTGGTTCTAATTCTACACCAGCAACGGGAACTTTTACCGCATCTGGTGGTGTGATTCAAACTGTTACACTTACCGCAGGGGGTGCTGGTTATAGTGCCGCTCCAACCGTAGACGGTGATGCTGGTGGTGGTGGATCTGATCTTGCTGGTACAATTAATGTAACCGCAGGGTCAATCACTAGTGTAACTATTACGAATGGTGGTTCTGGTTATACATCCGCACCAACTGTAACTGCTCCTACTGGATCAGGTGCAGTATTTACGGTAGAAATGGGTGAAGGAGCAAGTACCATTGGACATACAGGATGGGCAAAAAGAACAGTCGGTACGGGTGGTCGTGCTGGTAGAGTTTTTTGGGAAGTTCTAGTTGCTGGTGGAATGGCAGATGGTGCTGGAGATGAGGACGTAGCAACACCAGACGCATAAATTTTTTAAGGTTGT